TGAAAAAGCGGTATGTAAGGCTGATCTGGACGGGAAAAAGGGAACAGGGGCTCTATATTGTGGCGCAAGTTGTCAATGGACGGCTTACGGGATGGACGTTCGTTCCCGCATCATCAAAAAGCGTCTTGAACAACCAAAGACGGGGAAAGCTCATTTGGAGCCGAGAATAAAAAAGCAGCACGGCGTCATGCCGAACCGCAGAAATATGGGGCGGGAGGAATCCAAGATATGGCCAAGCCTCCCCGCCGGGTATGGGTTAGCGGGGCCATATCCCGACCCATACCGTCGCTGAAAGTACAATAGGTATTCTCAGCATGAATTGCAACTTCGATATGTGTTTATAAACGCCTGTAAACGGGGTACGCGGCCTTTTCTTTTCAAAACCCGGCAACGGCTCATGTCGGGGCGAAACCGCCCTTAAAAACGGTTTATGCGGGATGTTCGTTTCCCGCCGGGAACACGTTTTCCTAAAGCCCTTTCAAAGACTCCTTTCCGCCCGTCCGCTACAACGGGATGAAAGGAGTCTTTCTTATGCCCAACCTCATCGAAATCTTCCGGGGCGGGACGCATACCGACATGCGCGGGACGACGCTCGCGTTCGGCGAATCCGAGATCGTCGATATCGCTGCGGCCTATGATCCCGCGCTTTCGGAAGCGCCGATCGTCATCGGCCACCCCCGCACGGACGCCCCGGCCTACGGCTGGGTCAAGTCGCTTTCCGCACGCGGGGACAGGCTCTACGCCGAGCCCGATCAGGTGGACGCCGCCTTTGCGGAGCTCGTCGAATCGGGCCGCTACAAAAAGGTTTCGGCCTGCTTTTACCGTCCCGCAGCCCCCGCGAACCCCAAACCCGGCGCGTACTACCTGCGGCACGTCGGCTTTCTCGGGGCGCAGCCGCCCGCCGTCAAGGGGCTTGCCCCGGTGGAGTTCGCCGAAAGCCCCGAGGACGATCTGCTTCTCGTGGAGTTCGCCGACCATGAATCCGTGAGCCTGCTTTCCCGCGTACTGTCCCTGTTTCGCGGCGTGCGTGACTACATCGTCGAGCGCGACGGAACGGAAAAGGCCGACGCCGTCATTCCGAACGGCGTTCTCGAAAGCATGAAGGAGCAAGCCACCGTGGCCTTGGTCCTCCCTCCAGACCCCGAACCCGCCTACAGCGAGGAAAACGTCATGTCCGATGACAAGAAAACCGTCCCCCCCGTGCAGCCCGCCGCAAGCCCCGAGGAGCTGGCCCGGCGCGTATCCGAGCTTGAAGCCCGCGAAGTCGCCTTTGCCGAACGTCAGCGCAGGGCTGAAGCCGAAACCGTCGTTACCGCCGCCGTCCGGGAAGGCCGCCTTACCCCGGCGCAGTCCGAAGGGCTCGCCGCGTTCATGGCGAGCCTCTCCGAGTCAGACACCATCGCCTTTTCGGAAGGAGGAAAGGAGCTTTCCCCCGTGGCCTTCATGAAAACCTTTCTGTCCCGCCTGCCCGTGCAGGTGGAGTTTGCCGAAAAGTCCGCCGGGGCCGACGAAACCATAGACGGGCTTTCGCCGCTCGACGCCGCGAACCGCGCCGTCGCCTATCAGGAACGGATGAAGAGGGACGGCGTCGTCATCACCACTACCGAAGCCCTTTCCGCCGTGAAGGCGGGCAAGGATAATGGAGAGCAGTAATATGGCAACTCCCGGCATCTACAAAAATTTTGAGGCCGAAGGCGAGATCGGCCCCTACGTCATCGTAACCCACGGCACCGCCGACTATGCCGTGAAGGCCGCCACCGGCGCGACCGTGGCGCTTGTCGGCACCACGGACGAACTCGGCAAACTCTCGAACGGGCGCGTCGACGTCTGCACCGGCGGCATTCCCGAAGTGGCGCTCGGCGGAACCGTGGCCGCAGGCGATCCTCTGACGAGCGACGCTTCCGGCAAGGCCGTGAAGGCCACGGCCGCAGGCAATCGCATTCTCGGGTTCGCACTCGTGTCCGGAGCTTCCGGCGACATCATCCCCTATCAGTACAGCCTCGGCACGCTCGCCGTAGCGGCCGCAGGCTAAGGAGCACTCATGGCTACCGCACCGTTTCACGTTTCCCCGGAGCTGACCGCGATCGCCATCGCGTACCGCAACCCCGTTACCGACTACATCGCCGATCTGGTCATGCCCCGGACACGTCCTGTGGGAAAACTGGAATTTTCCTACACCGTGTACGATCTTTCGGCGTTCAACCGCCCGAATACGTTCGTCGGCCGCAAGGGCCGCCCGAACGAGGTCACCATGTCCTCCACCACGCAGACGGCGGCCATTGAAGACTTTGGCCTCGATGATCTCATTCCGATGAGCGATATCGAGCAGGGCCGCGCCATCGGGCGGGACATCCAGGCCGAAAGCGTCGAGTACATCATGGGGCTCGTCAAGCTCGACCGCGAGTGCCGCGTGGCGGCCGCCGCGCAGAGTGCGGCGAACTTCACGAACACCGCCACACTGTCCGGCTCGAACCAGTGGTCGCACGCCGACTCGAAGCCGCTCACGGCGCTTCTCGAATACCTCGACACGCCGATGATGCGTCCGAACACCATGGTCCTTTCCGCTCCGGTCTGGTCGAAGCTGAGAACCCACCCGCAGATCGTGAAGGCGATTTATCCGATTTCCGCCGAAGGGGCCGTCACCAGACAGCAGCTTGCGGATCTCCTCGAACTGAAAAACATCCATATCGGCGCGAGCTACGTCAACAGCGCCAAAAAGGGACAGGACGCCTCGCTCACCCGGGTCTGGGGCAATCACTGCACGCTTTTGTACCTTGATCCCACGGCGGAAACCTCGAAGGGCGTCACATGGGGAATGACCGTTCCCTACGGCACGGCCGTTGCCGGGACGATCGACGAACAGGGCGTCGGGCTTCGCGGGGGCGTCCGTGTTCGGGCCGGCGAATCCTTGAAAGAGCTTGTCGTCTCCAAGGATGCGGGAATGCTCCTCAAGAACTGCATAGCTTAAGGCCGTTCGGCTATAAGGAAAAACCATGTACGCGACGCCGCAGGACATATTGGACAGGTACGGGGATACGGGGCTTTTTCTCGCCGGACGGACCGAGGAAGGGCTTCCCGACACCTCCCCGCTCATGACGGCTCTTGAGGAAGCCTCCAGCGAGATCGACGCCGCGCTCAGGGGGCGTTACCGGCTTCCCGTGGAATCCGTGCCGCCGGTCCTGCGGCGCATCGCCGTGGATCTCGCCGTCGACGCAATACCGAGGAACGCGCCGGAAACGGCGGACCTCTTCGAGCGGCGGGCGAAGGCCGCGCGGGAACTTTTGAAGGCCATAGCCAAGGGCGACCTGTCGCTCGGCATTCCCGAACTTGCCGGAAGCGCTTCCGGCGGTATGGCGTATTACGCGCCGCCGTCCGACTTTCAAACCGAGCTGGAGAAGATGTGATGGGCGGCCCTTCACTTACGCTTACGGGGGACGCCTCCCCCTTGCGGGAAATGACAAAAAAGGTTCGCCGCGCGCTCGGCAAGGCGGACACGCAAGAACTCCTCGCAACCATCGGTTCCGAGATCGTCGCCACGACGAACCGCCGTTTCGAGGCGGGAAAAGACCCAAACGGCGGAAAGTGGCCGGTATCGCTGGGGGCACGGGAAGAAAACCGCAAGACGCTCATCAAGACGGGACGGCTCCGGGATTCCTACACCCGCGAGGTCGGGCATGACTCCGTCGAGGTAGGCAGCAACGCAAAATACGCGTCCATCCATCACTTCGGCGGCGTCATCCGGGCGAAGAACGCCGGGGCGCTGCGGTTCAGGATCGGGGAATCGTTCGTCATGAAAAAGGCCGTCACCATGCCCGCGCGTCCCGCACTCGGGCTAAACGGCGAGGACGAGGATCACATCATGGAGACGACGGAAGACTGGATCGCCGGTTTCGTCAGGGAGATTAAATAATGGTTTTCAACGAACTGCGCGAGGCGATCGTCACCCGGCTGAAAGAGGCGATGCCGAAAGAAGTCGATGTCGCGGGGCACCCCGGCGTCATTGATACCGCCGAGCTCGGTCGGCTGTGCATGGCGGCCCCCGCGCTCAGGGTTTCCGTCCTGAAGGTGCTCGGCGTCGACCGGGCGCGCGGCAACGACGCCGCAGAGCTCCAGATCGGCGTGTATATCGTGGCCGGGGCGGGAAAGGGCGGCGCTGGCGCTCCTTCCCCGCGTGCTCGCCGTGGTCAACGGCGAGAACTGGAACCTGCAATGCGTGGAAAACCGGCCCGAAAACATCAGCGCCGGCAACCTGTTCGACGGTTCGCTCCCCGGGCTTTCCGGCGGCCGCCTCGTCTCGCTCTGGGGCGTCGCATGGCGGCAGCGCGTCATCATGCCGCCGCTCATCGATTTTACGGCTCCGGATCGGTATCCGACCGATCCCGACGCCGGAAAGGTTCCCGCGCCGTGGAACGATCCGCTCGCGGAGTTCCTGCGGCTCGGGCTCAAGCTCAAAACCGTGCCGGACGAAACCGGCGCACCGCATATCTACTCCGACGACATCATCGCCGTGAGAGGAGAAAACCATGAATAGGCTCAACGTCAAACCGGTTTCCGGGCGTCTCGTGCGCCACCCCGAGACGGGGGAACCCCTCCCGGCGGGAGGGCTTGCCGTCCCCCGCTCGCCGTACTGGCTCCGTCGCCTGAAGGACGGCGACGTCACCCTTGCGACGCCCGACACGGGCAAGGCGGTGAAACATGGCGATTAGCTTAGACAACATTCCCACGACGATCCGCGTGCCGCTCGCGTACGTCGAGTTCAACAACGAAAACGCGGTATCGGGCACGGCGGCGAATCCGTACAGGCTCCTCGTGCTCGGGCAGAAGACAAGCGCCGGGACGCACCCGAAGCTTTCGCCCGTCCTCGTCACCTCAGCCGATCAGGCAGCAAAGCTTTTCGGCGTCGGCTCCATGCTGCACGCCATGCTTGCGGCCGTCAAAAAGGCCAACGGCTATGTCGAGACGTGGGCGCTCGCCGCCGAAGACAACGAATCGGGCCAGAAGGCGGCGGCAACGGTGACGCTTTCCGGCTCCACCACGAAAAGCGGCACGCTCTGGCTCTACGTCGGCGGCGTGTCCGTATCGTGCAAGGTTGTTGCGGGCGAAGAACTTTCGGCCGTGGCGACGCGCCTCGCTTCGGCCGTCAACGCCGACGCGACGCTTCCGGTCACGGCGCAGGCCGCCGAAAAGGCCGTAACGCTGACGTGCCGCTGGGCCGGGCTTACCGGAAACGATCTTGATCTGCGCCTCAACGTGTACGGCGAAGACACGCCCGCCGGGCTTGTCGCGACATGCACGGCGTTTACGGGCGGCACGGCGAATCCGGACGTCACGGACGCCATCGCGGCTTTCGGCGATGAACAGTGGCACGGCATCGTCATGCCGTGGACGGATGCCGCGAACATGACGGCGCTTGAGTCCGAGCTCGATCTCCGCTGGGGGCCGATGAAGCAGGCGGAATCCATCGCCTTCACGGCCTTTCGCGGGACGCTCGGCGAAACGTCGACGCACGGAAACGCCCGGAATTCCCACCTTGTGACCTGCATGGGGACGGGAAGATCCCCGACGCCGCCGTATATCTGGGCGGCCGTCAACGCCGTGACCGCGATCGCGTCTCTGGAAACCGATCCCGCGCGGCCCTTGCAGACGCTGGCGCTTCCCGGCGTCATTCCCCCAGCGCTTCCCGACCGTTGGACGATGGAGGAGCGCAACGTCCTTCTCCATGACGGGATCGCGACGTTCATGGTGCAGTCCGGGGACGTCGTCGCCATCGAGAGACAGGTCACCATGTACCAGACCAACGTCTGGAACATGCCCGATCCGTCGTATCTCGACGTCAACACCCCGGCGACGCTCGGCTACATCCGCTATGCCACCCGCGCCCGCATCCTCCAGAAGTTCCCCCGTCACAAGCTGGCGTCTGACGGGACGCGCTTCGGGCCGGGGCAGGCGATCGTCACGCCGTCCGTCATCCGGGGCGAGCTTCTCGCCCTGTACCGTGAACTTGAAGAAGCCGGGATCGTGGAAAACTTCGACCAGTACAAGGCCGATCTCATCGTGGAGCGCAACAAGGACGACCGCAACCGCGTCGACGTCCTTTCCCCGCCCGATCTCGTCAACCAGTTCCGCATCTTCGCCATGAAGATCGGCTTCGTCTTGTAGGAGGCAGCCATGCAGTTCACCGGCAAATGCATCATCCGCGTCAACGGTTCCGAAATCCGGAGCACGGACGACGCGACCCTGAACCCCGGCGGCGCGAACCGCGAGGCCGTCACCGGGGGCGGCAAGGTTTACGGGTATAAGGAAGAGACGGTCGCTCCCGAGCTCGAGTGTTCGGTGGCGCACACGTCCGACACCGACCTCACGGCGCTTTCGGCGATCACCGACGCCACCGTCATCTTCGAGACGGACAGCGGGGACAAGTACGTGCTGCGCGAGGCGTTCGTCATGGAGCCCGCCAGCCTCAAAACCACCGACGGCACGGCGGGCCTCAAGTTCTCCGCCGTGTCCTGCGAAAGGATGTAGCCATGTCTCAAGTTATCGATGCCGCCGCGAAGCTCTCCGAAGCCGAGGACGCGGTCACGGCCCCCCTTGCTGATTCCCATATCGTCGCTTTTGCGGACGGCGTGACCATCGGCACGGTCCTCTATACCGAAGCGGAATTGCGCGAACTCACCGCCCGGGACCTTATCGACGCGCAGGAAGCGTCCGAAAAAGTCGTCCGCTCGCGGGACGCCGTCACGCTCGTTTCCTCCCCCGCCCGCATGGGGATCGAGCTGTTGCGCCGACAGGTGAAAAGACTTCGCGGCGGGGACAGCACCCACAACGGCCCGCTTTCCGTTGAAGAGCTCGGCAGGCTTTCCATAGCGGACTTCGAGCGGCTGCGTCTGGCTGCCGACGGGCTCGATCTGTTTTCCTCGCTTCATGAGGGAGAAAGCCTTGAATCCCGGGGGCGAGACGCTGGCGGGGATGCGTAACCTCGACCTTGCGCTTTTGGGGCTGGCCCGCCTGTCGGGCCTGTCCCTTGCCGAGGCCGAGCGCTTGCCTCTCCGCCGTCTCGTCCGCCTCCTGCACACCATCAACCGCGCCCGGAAAGAAGCATGAAAGTATCGCTCATAGTAGACCTTGCGGGCAACCTGCAATCCCGCGCCCGCCAGTACGCTCAGGCCCTCACCGGCCTGTCGAACAGCGGAAGCCGCGCCTTTTCGGGCCTGCGAAACGCGGCGGCTTCCGTGGGACGCGGCCTTGACGGCATGGGGAACCGGTACACGGCCATGATTGCCGGGGCTGGCATTACCTACAAGGCGACGAAAGCCGTGATGGATTCGGCGCAACTTGATAAAATGCTGATCCGTGTCGCGCAGACGGCCGGGAAAACCCGCGGCGAGACCGAAAGCCTCAGAAAAGAGCTGCACGGCATGGCGAACGAGACTGGTCAATCCTATGACAGCTTGCTGCAAGGGTTTTATGGACTGATCCAGTCCGGCCAGAGCTTCGACGAGGCGTTGGCAACCATCAAGGCGATCAATCCGGCAATGGCCGTCACTGGAGCACAAGGTGAAGTGTTGGGCTCAGCCATGTCCGTCGCCGCCCAATCATTCAAGTTCGATTTGTCGAACCTTGAAACCGGCAAGCGCATCCTCGATCAAATGACTGTAGCCGGACGGCTTGGAAATGCTGAACTTGAAGACTTATCAAGTATCTTTGCACGAATCGGACAGAATGCGGCACAGGCGGGCCTCTCTTTTGAGGACACGCTGGCCTTTATAGAACGACTGTCGCTTGTCGAGAGAAATCCGGAGCGTCTGGCCACGCTTGCCGATTCAACATTGCGCCTGTTCAACAATCAGAATTACTCCAAAGAAGCCGAAAAGATCACCGGGGTCAAATTCTTCGACAAGACGGGCAATCGTCGTAATCCATTTGATGTCCTTGCCGACATGTCCGCCCGGTATGGAAAATTTTCTACGGATCAAATGCGCGCGAAAGGGATGTTCGCGGCATTCGGAAAGACGGATCTGGATACGCAGCGCGGACTCGCCATGTTGCTGCAACAGGGCGTCGTCAATGAAGCTCGCGACATGGCAACCGAAATTAAAAATGCGGAAGGCACCATTGCAAAAGACTTGCCCGCCGCCATTGACAACGCCGTCGACCAGACGGCCCGCTTGAAGGCGGCCCTCTGGGACGCCGCCGACAACTTCGCCAGACCGATCAACGACGCAATCAACGACGGCATCAAGTATATCCTCGATACCCAGCAGATAGGGGGAAAGGAGCTGCTCGTGGGCGGAAGCCTTGCCGCGCTCGGCGGTTTCGGAGCCCTGAAGCTCGGCGGGAAAACGCTCGGCAAGCTCGGTGGCGGGGTTCTCGGCAACGCCGTCAAAGGAATGGGACTCGGGCGGCTTCCCCTGCCTCTGCCCGTGTACATCGTCAATGACCGTATGTCCCTGACGGACGGCGCGCTTTCGGATCTCGTAAACGGCGGCTCCGGGCAGGCGGGGGGCAAGGGAGGCGCGGTCCCCGGAAAACCCGGCGCTCCCGTCAGGACGCCGAGGCTTCCCGGAAAAGGCGGACGGATGGCCCGTATCGCCGACTTCGGCAAGCAGGCGGCGCGAAACGGCGCGTCCGCCGGAAAATTTGCGGCCAAGGCCGGAGCTCCCGTCGCCGTCATCGGCGGCGTCATCGAAGCGGGCAGCGTCATTATGGACCCGAACGCCACGACGGATGACAAGGTTCGCGGCGTTTCCGAGGCGGCCGGTGCCGCCGTGGGCGGCTGGGGCGGAGCCGCCGGGGGGGCCGCGATCGGAGCCGCCATCGGTTCGATCATTCCCGGCCTCGGCACGGCCATAGGCGGAGCGCTCGGCGGGCTCATCGGCGGGTGGCTCGGGACGGAAGCCGGGGAAGGGCTCGGAAAGATGATCGGAGACAAGCTCACGGACAGGGATCAGGCAAAGGCGATCGGCGCGGAAATATCGGCAAAGAGTGCCGAGCTTGCCGAAAATCTGGCGGCCGAGTCCACAATCAAAATCAAGGTTGAAGGCGGACAGGCCAGCATTGAAAGTACGTCCGGCCCCGGGGACATTGACGTTTACTATGATGCCCTGAACATGCAGGGCATCATGACGATGGACTGATCTATGACAAAGACATGGGAAAACCTGCGCCCCGCGTCGTTTCGCGGCGTGGCCTTCGAGGTCGAGAGCCATTCGGAGAGCGGAGGCCGCCGCGTCGAGCTGCACGAGTACCCCTTGCGGGATACGCCGTACGCCGAAGACCTCGGCAAAAAGGCTGGCAAATGGCAGATCGAGGCGTTCCTCGTCAACGGGAAGAGCGGCTACGCCGAACGGCGCGACAAGCTCCGGGAAGCGCTGAACGCTTCCGGCCCGGGAACACTCATCCATCCGTATCTTGGCGAGCTGTCCGTCTCCGTCGACGGGTATTCGCTCAAGGAAACGACGCGCGAGGGCGGATACTGTACGTTTTCTATTTCATTCGTCGAAGCCGGACAGCCGGTCGAACCCGACGTCGAGAAAGACACGGCGGCGAATGTCCTCGACAAGGCGGAAGCCGCGAAGGAAGCGGCCACGGCGGGCTTTCTCGACGAGTACATGCCGCTGCTCGAAGACCTCGAAGGGCTCGCGGGGAAAGTCCCGGCCCTGCTTTCCGAGGCGACGGCCTTTCTCGGCACGCCGCTTTCCATCCTTTCCCGGGCGCAGTCCGCCGCGTCAAGCGTCCTTGCGCTTCCGGATCGCCTCGCCAGCCGGATCCTCGGGTATCTGGGAACCATCCGCCAGCTTGGCGGCATTGCGACGTCCGGTTTGAAGATGAACGCCCTTACGGCGCTTCTCGGCAAAAAGAGCGCGGGAACGGCAAGCTCGTGGCTCGTCACGTCAAACGGCGTCATCGCCGGAATCGTTGGCGAAACGTCATGGCCGCAGGCCGGGGGCGGCTCCATTGGCGGCGGGACGTCGTCCGGAGGAGCTTCGGGGGGGACCGGTGGCGGTACGCCCTCTCCGGAGACGCCGGGCGTCGTCGTGTCGACCGTGGCGAACCGGGCCGAGACGCCGCTTATCGACCTTATCGCCGCCGGGGCCGTCATCGAAGCGGCCATTGAAAGCGCCGATGCCGACTACGGCACAGCGGACGACGCGCTGGCGTCTCGGGACGCCGTTATCGACGCCATTGATGAAGTCCAGCGCGCGAACTGTTCCGACGCCGTGTTTACAGCGCTTTCCGAGCTCGCTGTCGCCGTCAACGAGGATTTGACCACGCGGGGGGCCGAGCTTCCGAAGCTTGGAAGCGCGACCCTTTTCATGTCCATGCCCGCGCTCGCGGCGTCCTACCGGCTCTACGGAGATGTCGGGCAGGCCGACGCCATCGTTGCCAGAAACCGCATCCGGCATCCCGGACGGGTTCCGGGCGGCGTCCCTCTGGAGGTGATCCGTGGCTGACAAAATGAAAAAGCCCGACGTGCGCCTTGAAATCAACGGCATGAAGTATGGCGGCTGGACCAAGATCAGCATCCGCCGGGGGATCGGGCAGGTCGCCGGTACATTCGAGCTTTCGATCACCGAGCGCTGGCCGGGGCGATCCCTGCGAAAATCGAGCTCGGGGCCTCATGCGTCGTTACCGTTGACGGCGCTCCCGTCATCACAGGATACGTCGACGACGTGGCTCCGTCGTATAACGCGGCCTCGCACACGGTATCCGTCACCGGGCGCGACAAGACCTGCGATCTGGTGGATTGCTGCCCGCCCTCGACGCAGCTCAAAGGCGCGACGCTCGCGGCCGTGGCCCGGTCGCTTGCGGCCCCGTTCGGCATCGAGGTGGTCGACGAAACGGGCGTCGGCGTCGTCCCCGGCTTCAAGACGAACCCCGGCGATACCGTTTTCGAGACGCTGGAGCAGCTTGCCCGGGCAAAGGGCGTCCTGCTCACGACCGACGGACGCGGGCGGCTCGTCATCTGCCGGGCAAGCAAAAAGAAAGCCGCCACCGTCCTCGAACTCGGCAAGAACGTCTTTGAAGGCAAGGGCAAGTTTTCCATGCGCGACCGCTTCTCGAGCGTCACCGTCATCGGCCAGACGGCGGCGACGGAGACGTGGAACGGCAAGAGCGCCTCACAGCAGAAAACCGTGGTGACGGACGCCGCCGTCCCGCGCCATCGGCCTCTCGTGCTCGTCGCCGATCAGGAACATCAGGGCGCGAACAAGCGGGCGCAATGGGAAGTCAACGTCCGGTACGGCAAAGGGAATCAGGCGACCTATACCGTGTACGGCTGGAAGGACGGCGACGCGCTGTGGACGCCGAACGTGCTCGTCCGCATCGTCGATCCCTTCATGGGGCTTGAGGCGACGTGGCTCGTCGGCTCCGTCGGGTGGACGCTTGACGAGCGGGGATACCGCTCGGAGATTACCCTGAATCCGCCTGAGGCGTTCGACGTCGAACCCGTCAGCCCGAAAAAGGGCAAAAAGGACAAGGAAACGTTCCGCTGGCCCGGAGCCGATACAAAGGAGTCATGATGAATTACGAAAGGCTTCTCGCCCCGCTTCGCCGACGCATGGCGACGCTCATCGGGCGCTGCATCCTCTCCGCAGTCCGATCCGGGGAAGGTTTTCAGACGCTCGACGTCGTGATCATGGCCGACGAAAACATGGGCGGCGTCGAGCACGCCGAGCCCTACGGGTTCACCAGCAATCCGCACCCGGGGGCCGAGGGCGTCGTGCTGAACGTCGCCGGGCAGCGCGCCTCATGCGTCGCGCTCAACCTCGGCAACCGCCGGTACCGCCTGCGCGGCTTGAAGACCGGGGAAGTCGCGCTCTACACCGACGAGGGCGACAAGCTCGTCTTCGGGAGGGGCAGAAAGGTTCACCTCACGACGGAAACCTTTCTTGTCGACGCCAAGACCTTTGAAGGCGTTACGGAAACCATCCGGTTGACGGCCAGCGCCGGAACGTCCATCAAGACCCCCTCGTTCTCTCTCGGCGGAACCGGGAGCGGAGCCTGTGCGTCCACGTTCACGGGATCGCTTAAGACGACGGGCGACGTCGTCGCCGGAACGGTTTCCTTACAGGCGCATGTCCATACCGGTGTACAGTCTGGAAACGACACGACCGGGCAGCCGCAGGGATAGAATATGAGCGATCTCAAGCTGACATGGAACGGATGGGGCGCGGACGCGACCGTCGAAGGCCACGATCTCGTCTTTGAAGACGGGATGGCCACGGCGGTCATCCTCAGCCTTTTTCTCGACGCCCGCGCCCGCGCCGACGACGCGCTTCCCGACGGCGGCACCGATCGCCGGGGCTTTTGGGCCGACACCGTGGCCCCCGCAGCCGAGCGGGACCGGACGGGGTCAAGGCTCTGGCTCCTTTCGCGGGAAAAGACGCTTCCGGAAGTCCTGCGCCGCGCGCACGACTACGCCGCCGAAGCGCTCCGATGGCTTGTCGACGACGG